GGAGAGACCGACGGGACAAAAGATCATCACCCGCGGCCTCGACGACGCGCAGAAAATGAAGTCGATCAAGACCAAGAAAGGTTATTTGAAATACCTCTGGTTCGAGGAAGGCGCGGAGTACACGGACCTCGACGAGATGGAGAGCGTGCGTATATCGGTGCTGCGCGGTGGCACCACATTCACGGAGTTCGTCACGTATAACCCGCCGGCCGAGCCTTACGCGTGGATCAACGAAGAGGCGCGCCGGCCGGAGCCAGGGCGACTCGTTCACGAAAGCAATTATAAACAATCGCCGCCGGCATGGCTGGGCCCGAAGTTCCTTGCTGACGCCGCGAACATGGAGCGCGACCGGCCGGAGAAGCACGCGCACGTTTACATGGGCGTCGAGGTCGGCCGCACGGACGCGATCATTTTCTCCGGCTGTTACCGCGTGGAGTCGTTCACGCGCCTGCCCGAGTGGGACGGGCCTTATTTCGGCGCAGACTGGGGATTCTCGCAGGACCCGACGGTGCTTGTGAAAATGTGGATCAGCGGGAAAACAATTTACATCGAGCACGAGGCCTATCAGGTGAACTGCATGCCCGATAAAATCCCCGCGCTGTTCGATAAAATCCCCGACAGCCGGCGTTATACGATACGCGCGGACTGCGCGCGGCCGGAGACCATCGCGCACGTGAAGGCCCGCGGGTTCGACATAGAGGCGTCGCCGAAGTGGGCGGGCTCGATCGAGGACGGGATCGAGATCATGAAAAGCTATGAGATTGTCATACACCCACGCTGCGAAGAGATTCTGAAAGAGATGCGGACCTACAGGTACAAAATTGACCGGTTGTCAAGGGACGTCCTCGCGGATATAGTGGATAAGAATAACCACGGGATCGACGCCTGCCGTTATGGGCTCAATCCGATTATTCAAAAACAGGAAGGGTGGTTCATGTAATGGCCAAGCGAAAAAAGAAAACACCAGCCGAGAGTCCCCGCAGCTTTTTCCCATACTGGTATCTCGGCATCCTCGCCCTGATGCTCGCCCTCGCCGGTGCCGTCCTGGTGTCGCGCTGATGTGGCCGTTCAAAAAAAAGACTGCAGTCACGCCGGCGCCGGCCGAGCCTGACGATCCTCTTTTCTCAACCCACCGCGGCACCGAGTCCGTGCTGGGTGATGCGCGTTTAAGCTATACCAAACGCGCAATCGAATCCATGCAGCGCAGTTTCCAGCGCACGCACGCGGACCTGAAAATCCAGACCGAGACCGGCGTTGCTATGGACGCGCAGATGAAAGAGGCGTTCGATAACAATATCCAGCAGGTCAAAGAGCTCACGGGCACGAATCAGGGGTTCCTCCCGCTGCACGTTATCGAGTGGTATTCGGCGCAGGGATTCATCGGCTGGCAGATGTGCGCTATCCTCGCGCAGCAATGGCTGATTAACAAAGCGTGCAAAATGCCGGGGCAGGACGCGGTCCGTCATGGCTGGGAACGCAGCGTGAACAAAGAAGTGCAGGTCAAGCCGGAGATTTTCGACAAGCTGCGCGAATACGACAAGTTTTTCAAACTTAAATCGAATCTGATCGAGCACTACAAGTTCGCGCGCGTGTTCGGAATCCGGCACACGCTTTTCCTTGTGGACGGCATCGACTACTCCCTGCCGTTCAACCCTGACGGCGTGCGGCCCGACAGCTACAAGGGCATGACTCAGATCGACCCGTATTGGCTGGCACCGATGTTCAGCATCGAGGACGCCGCGGATCCGCTGTCGCCGAACTTCTATAACCCGACGTGGTGGCTGATCAGCGGCCGCCTGAAGGTCCACCGCTCGCACTTCGTGATCTCCCGCAACGGCAACGACGTGGCCGATATTCTCAAGCCCACGTATTTTTACGGCGGGATCAGCACGGCCCAGCTTATTTACGAGCGCGTCTACGCTTCGGAGCGCACGGCCAACGAGTCCCCGCTGCTGGCGATGACAAAACGCCTGACGACGCTCAAGACCGATACCACGAAGGCTATGGCGAACCTCGACGCGTTCAAGGAAAAGCTGCTCGCGTGGATAGGCTATCGCGATAACTTCGGCGTCAAGGTCCTCGGTAAAGACGAGGTGGTAGAGCAGATCGACACCAGCCTGCAGGGCCTCGACGAGACGATCATGACGCAGTTCCAGCTTGACGCGGCTATCGCGGAGATCCCCGCCACCAAGCTGCTCGGCACCAGCCCCAAGGGATTCGGGGCCTCTGGCGAATACGAGCAGGACAGCTATTACGAGTTCCTTGAATCGATACAGGAAAACGAGCTGACTCCGATCGTTGACCGCCACACGCTGCTCACGCAGCTGTCCTACATTCCCGAAACAAAAGGAATCAATTTTGAAACACAGTGGAAACCCGTCGATACGCCGGGAGCAAAAGAACAATCAGAAATTAACCTCAACAAGGCGAATACTGACAAAGCACTCATTGACGCCGGCTCGATTGAGGGGCAGGACTCGCGCCGTCGCCTTATCAAGGACCCGGATAGTGGTTACAACGGCATCGATGAGGAAATGGAAGGCGCGGACCGCGATCTAGACGACGATGAGCCTGAAGGCGGTGGAGAGGATGACAATGCAGACTGATCCCGCGCGGCCGCTCAAACAGCATCCGCAAGCCGATCTGCCCTATTGCTGCCTCGATTGTTATTCAAAGTTCACGGTCGGCGATCTCGTGCCGTCGCAGCATGGCATATACGGCCTTGGATGCCCGACCTGTAAAGGCGGTGCTATCCACCCCCACGGCGGTGAAATGATCGTGCTGCGCGAATACCACGGGCAGATAGGAGCGATAAACTGATGACGTTTCACGTGAACAAACCGTTTGAACTTGGTCTTATCCCCGCCACGAGGCGCATTTTGAAAGAGGCAGGCAATGAAAATCTTCCATTTGAACAATATGACGACACAGCGCACCCCGCGCGCGAACGCCGGCAAAGTCCTGGTCACTGCGGTCTCGATAGAGAATAAAATCATCGGCGGTAAATCGCAGACTGATTCCAGCCCGTTAAAAGATCATCCCATGTACCGGATGCTCGAGGCGTATGTGCTGGCGAACCCCTCCGTGCCTTCGCTTGAAAATCCCCCCTTCGCGCCGGCACTCCCTCCGTCCCCAGCGGCACGCACTCCTGTAACCCCTAAACCCCCGGTCGCTGGGGATGCGCCAAGCGAGCGCGCGCCGAACCCGCCGGCCCCACCCGCGCGCCGATTCCTGCGGCCGGTCGATAAGACGGTACCGCGGGGGAAGAAATGAAGGTCATAGGGAAGCTTAATGATTCGGACGGTGTATGGGGTGGCGGCTATATTTATTTCTGTCCGGGCTGTAAGTGCGGCCACCTGATCTATGACGCAGCGCATATCCTCCCCACGCACACGGGCGCGCGCTGGACATTTAACGGCGATCTCGTTAAACCGACGTTCGCTCCGTCTTATCTGGTCGGCCTTCCTGATGAGAAGGGGAATCGCTTTGTCAATAAGCGTTGCCACTCTTACATCGAGAACGGCATGATTCGTTTTCTGACGGATTGCTATCACGAACTGCGCGGCAAAACGGTCCCGATGGTAGACATGGAGAATTGGTGATGGTTCAAATCTGCAAAGATCATTGGAAGAAAATGCAGGACAAGGTGGCCGAGCTCGGCATGGATAATTTCGTCAGCAAGACCGGCGAAGAGGCGATGGAAAAGATGGTCGACTCCCTCGAAGGCACGGACGCGACGCCGGAGAAGGTTTTCGATCCGCTGCTCAATGCGAATTGGGCGATCTTGGCGCAATGGATGCATGACGTCGGTATTGCCGGCATGACATACGACGGCTGCCCGCTCTGCGAAGTTGAATCAGGCTCGGCCGGCCGCGCGCAAAACTGGATCGACGGCTCTATAGGCGATCAGCTTGCCTATGCAAAGCACCACGGCCTGATAAAGGTGAACTGATGCTCACGAAGAAAAAAGCGAAATGGGCGGCCGCGCGCAAGCCGGAGATGCTGAAAGGCAGCCCGATCAACCCGCCGGCGCCGGTGGCGATCCGCTATAACGCGGAATTGCAAGCCTTGATAAAACAAATGACCGACGAAACAGCGGCCGCGCTCACCGCGCTATTCGATACAGAGCACGCGCAGGAGTATTTCGCCCAGGACGCCAGCACCGCCTCGCAGGCGAACATCATCATGAACGCGCTGAT